TGGTTGATAGTGATATGCGATTGGTAAAGGAAGGGATGGCATGATGGGACATGTGATCGATGGTGAAGTTGAAATGATTCAGAAATACATACCTGAAAATGCAGTTGTATTCGATGTGGGTGCATTTGATGGGGATTGGTCTGCTGTTGTTCTACAGTATCATCCAAATGCTCATATTCATGCATTTGAACCTATTCCATTTCTTTTCGATAAATTGAAACAGAATATGGATGAAGTGATAAAGAAAGGTCTTGTGAGACCAAACAATTTTGCTCTTTCCAATCACAAAGGTCTCTCTGAATTTTGGGTATATGAAGATTATCCAGCCATGTCCACACTACACAGGAGAGACGATGCTGAGATGGCAAGTGTGCATGTGCGTCCTCCAATAAGCACAAAAGTTTCAACGACGACACTTGATGCGTATTGTCTTGATAGAGGTATTCGATGGATTGATTTCTTGAAAATTGATGTGGAGGGAAATGAATGGGCTGTATTGGATGGTGCGAGAGGATTGTTTGAGAGGGATGAAATTCAATGTGTTCAGTTTGAGTATGGAAGATGTCTGCTGGATTCACATACTACATTGAAAATGATATTCGATCTGTTGTTACCATTTGGATTCAAAATCGGCAAGGTGAATTCGACTGAAGTGGTTTTCCAAGATACATTCAAGGATGAATTTGAGCGATATGACTACTGCAATTATATTGCAGTGAAATAGGCTTCAAGGCGGCTCCAGTCCTTTCCAAGACGATGTGACGCGCTCACAAAATGGAGCCGCCTTTTATTTTGCCTCAGATTGGATCATCATCATTGTGTGGTTTTGGAGGGAGGAGTCTTTTTTGATGGTCTTCCCACATAAATATAGCCAGTTTCAATGATTGTTCTTCATTGAATCCAGCCCTTACAAATCCATCATAGATGCTCTTCATAAAAATAGGTACTGTATCCTGCCACATAGACATGATTTGGTCGTTTCTTGCAGTGTTGTTCATTTCCTGGGGTTCAGTCATATTCAGCCTTTGTTTTTAAGGTGCCTATGCTCGTCTGTAATCGATTATCTCTGAAAAAAGGTGTCGTGATAGGGGTCGAAAAATATCGTGTCTTAAATCGCGTCAGACCATTGATTTCTCCTGTAAATGAAAATGTGTCGGAGAACAATCGAAGACGGTCCTGGTTTCTACTTTTCATGTTCTTTTATTTTATGTACTTTTCGTTTTGCCTTTAAGTAGGCTTTTCTGGCCTCCTCTTTCGTGTCATAATACCCAAGATTTTCCCTTCCTTCCTTTGATTTTATATACGCCATGTATTTCCTGTGCAATTTGTTCCAACAGTACCCTTTTGGATTTCTGTTATACTGATTTTCTTGATTGGTAACGATTCGTAAATTTGGTCTTGAATTATCCAGAGTGTTGTGGTCTATATGGTCTGCTTGACGCTTATCTCCAAATTCCAATCCAAGAACTTGTCGAGCCATATGTACTTTTGCGATTTTTCCATTTATTCTAACGCTTCGCACAGCATAGTAGGATTGGGTGTGTGAAGACCACCAAGCATGCCATTTATATTTTGCAAGGTGGGAGTCGATATCACTTACAATCGCGGTCAGTCCACGTGTTAATGGAATTTTTATCGTTCCTTCCTTTCCAAGACTTTTTATGAAACAGACGATTGTTTCATAGTATTATCGTCAAGTGTCCTCTATTTTGAAGAAGAATCTTTCAAATTTCGACAAAATTTTTTGCTCTTCTGATTTTATTCAGGTGATTTTCACAATGACTGCACCTCTGCCCCGCCTTCCATTCCTCGCTATTCTCCTCCACAATAAAATTCACATGATTCCATTTACCGCACATACATCTATGCCATGTTTCGAGTAAATCGGCTGCATATTTACCTGTCAATTTCAAATGAAGGTGAGCAGGTTTCATTGAATTCTCCTTTTTGATTTGGATTCAAAGCCAATCATCCGGAATCACACTCTCTCCGCCTTCCCTTATTATAGGCTCATTTTTAGAGTGGAGTCTTTTTGGAGTGGAAGGCCAACGACCCCATTTTTTCATTCTCCAGTATGACCTCTTCATCTCCCTGCACAATCTCCATGCTGTCGCTTTGCGTGAAGCTCTATCGAAGTTGCCATAACGTAAAACACGCAGCCATCCTTCACTTATCAAATCCTCCGCCTCAATTGTATGATCCTTCGCTTCATTGCATTGATTCAATACAAGAATAGCACAGCCGGTGAGCAATTCTATTAAGTCCTTTTCATCTTCTTCCCTCCACCAATTGGAATAATTGGTGATGGGACGAGCCATAGTTAATCCTTAATCAAGTTTCACTTTTCTTCCGATCTCAAAATCTGGTATTCCAGTAACCAGGATTATTTGGACTTGAAATTCTTCGGATAATCTTGTCAGTAGCATTCGCAGTCGTTCTCTGTAAATATGCCCATGTAGATTTTTGAAGGGTTCATCCAGAACCAGCAGTTTTCTTGATTGTGGCTTTTGTAATAGTATGCAAGACAAACGCATTGCAAAGCCGGCCACATCAAGCACTCCTCCGCTATCTTGGTTCAACGGATCTCCTATTTCGTTTCCATCCTTCATCAACACCAAATTCGCCTGTGTTCTGTTTGCCTTTTGTGTGAATCTCAATTCAAACTGATAATCGTTTTCAAATATTTCCGTCAGACAAATGGACACAACTTTGCCTATTTGGGAATGCGCCTGTCTTTGTATTTCCTCTGCAATCGTTTGCACAATCTTTCTGGCACTGTTTACATGTCGCAAATGCCTCTTAGCCGTTTGTAGTTCTTTTGTTTCTGCCTTATATTGAGACTTTGCTGTATCATACCGCGTTCGGTATTTGTCAATTGTACGTTGTGCGGAGTGAATGTTCATAGTTTATGCTTCCACTTTTTCTCAAACTGCTCAATCATCTTTGCAAATTCTATTTGCATTGCTCTCCTTCTTCGTTTCTTTTTCTTCAATAACACCTCAGCCTCTTCCACCGTATCACACCCATACATTTTCTTCCATCTTTGAAGCTCACTTTCCAATGCACCCTTTGCCCTCTCTATTTGTTTCATTGCATTTTCCGTTTTTCGTTTGATTTCCAGATATTCGGTTATGTCATTCATTATAGTGCCTTTATAAATGCCATTACAAAGCAGGATAGCCACATGACTGAAATAATCCATGCACATCCATCATTTGGATCAATTGTGCTTTTATCCTCTATTATAGCCCATGTCATTATTCCAAATAGAAAGGCATACACAAGACCGTCCATATTTGATTCTCCTATTCCTTCATCGCCTGCATAATAATCTGTTTAACTCCTTTGTGGACAGATTCGCGTTCCATATATCGTTTCACCGTTTGTACGAAATCGAATTTTGCATCACCGAGACTTTCAAATTCCGAGATCAATTTGGATATATCTATGTTGTTTGCTTCTGCTTTCTTTTCTTCCGTTTCCGCAATATGTTTATCCTTCGATATATCCAGAGGATATCGTTTGAGGCTCCAATCGCTCATCAATAACAATACAGACGGTTTTATTGCTCTTTCAGTTTGACTTCTGCGGATGAAGCACCCCAAATTATAGAACAGAGTTTTTCCCACTTTACAATCAAATGGAATATGATTGTCACCGCTTACTACAAGACTATACCCATTGAATTCCTTCCGATTTAATCCTACTTTACTCTGCACAGGGGCTTTTGGGTAGCGTGCAGTTGAAATCCAATTGTATTGATGTATCAATGTTATATGTTTTTTGCGTGAATCACTTGTGGATGGAACGATCTTTTCTCCATATGCAAATCCATTGACGTATGTATTATGGCAAATGCGTATGCTGCGACGAAAATCAGAATGCAAAGGAAACAAAATGTTTGCACCAACTAAAGTCCAATAGGCACTCTTATGTATTTCCTTTTTGTTATGATGCGGCAAATCATGCTGTCCAGGAATTGCATACATCTCTGGGAGATGTTTAATGGCGAAATTTATAAGCTCTGGAGGGCTGTCCCATGTGTCAAAAATATCACCAGCACAGAAAATTGGACATTCCAGTGCTTTCCATAATTGATACAATTCCTTGATCGGACGTAACTGTGCTTCATACCAATTTGTTTCTGCTGATCTCCAGATTGGTGCAGTATGACTTAAATGGAGGTCACTACAAAAGATAGCTATGGTTTCTGCATCTTTCCGCATAACGGACATCTTCCTTTTTGCATTTCATCCAACTTCTTTTGTAATCGATCCGTCTCTTTTTCAAGGCGAGTAACTTCCGCCTGTTTTGATTTTATCCTGTCCAACATAATTTCGATCTTTACACATTCATCTTCAACTTCATTCAACTCTTCATATAGGACTGTTAGAGGTTCGATTGATGGAGGTTTGGCTTGCTGAATTGTCTTTTCAAATTCTCTGTAATCATCCAATTCATCCTGTAACTTTTCAAGTCTTCGTATCAATCGATCCAATTGTTTTTTGATGGTTGTTATTTTTTCCCAATCCTTTTCCATTTCGATCACAAACTCCAATCCTTTGTACTCTTCTCTCGTTTTCTTTACTCTCTCTTCACATATTTCCGCCGCAACTTTTGCTTTTCTTTGCATTGAATTTATATTGGATGTTGTGGAATCGATCACACCAAGATTTACGATTCCATTCAATTGTCTTGATACTTCTCCAGACGTTTCCCCAAACCAAAATGGCAGGCTATGCTGTCCTTGAAAATTGTTCTCTGTAACATTCAGAATGGAAGAGATTTTGGAGGGCACACCGTTTCCAAATGCTACAAACTTATCCTCTTTCTCTCTTCTCTTTAGTCGATATTGATTTTTGCTTTTGCTTCGAGTTCGTGTTATCCCAAATTCATCAATGTTCAATGTGACGGCTGTTTGTTTTGAACCCCATTGAATCACAGAAGTTCCACTTGGTCTGTTCAAACAAGTCCATTTGAGTGCATTGATAACAGTGGATTTTCCTGCGTATGATTTTCCTACGATTGTAGTGACGTGTGGAGAGAATTTGATCCTGAGTTTTTTGTGTATTCTAAAATTGCGGATAGACAGGCTTTTTAGCATTGCAGCATCTCAATTGCATTTTGCACAAGAATTTCTTCTGGACAACGTTCTAAGATCCATTGCTTGCTTATGATGAATATATATCTATATGAGGCAGGATCAAATCTTGAAATTGGTTTGAACGAAGGCTCATCCCTAATTATAATATCACAGGAATAATATGCCGTTATATATGCTCCAATAACAATATTGCAAATCCAATTTTTCAACGAAGGCCCTACTTTCTGTTTCATTTCAACAATCTTTCCACATAATATTGTTCCCTTACATCCATCGGCATATTTTCCTCAATCCATTTCTCACCTACAACAATTATGTAGGATTTTGCTGTAAATTCGAACTTGGGAGGAATGGTTCTTACACACATGTCCTCTGTCATCATTGTAATATTTATAGCGGTGCTTGAGCCATCATATGTGGGATTGAAGTAAAAAATTTCCGGAGGTTGATTTCCTTTCATTAAAATGAAAGTATACCCATTGCAAGAAACTGTATTCAGAATATTGGTCGGATCTGGAATGTAATCGTAGGATGGGCAGGATAGATGTGGCAAAGAGTAATATATCCAATTCTGTATACATGGAGTTATAATCATTTCATTTGCTCCTCTTCCCTCTTATCACTTTCCTCTTCTTTTTGCTTTTTCTCCTACATCCCTTCATCCCCCATCTCTCCCCGAGTTGCATCAGACTATCGGTTCCAAACATCAACTTGCGAATTTCATCCTCTTTCCGCAATTTCTCTGCAAAATAATCTCCGAAATCTGGCCAGCCGACAGGTGCATATCTCGCGGTAATTTCATATCGAGTCCATTCTTCGATCAATCGATACAATTTTTTTCTCTCTGTCTTCGTCATAAGTGCATACACTCCAATCCAAGAGTTACATTTTCCTCTCTCACCTCCTCCAGTTCTTTTGCACAAGCGAGCAGCACAGAAGCCATTTCGAGTATTTGCGTTCTCTCTAATCCATTGATATTTTGTTCCCTTACAATTCTTTCCGCTGTTTCAATTGCACGCTCTGGAGTATAATGGATAGGAAGTCGATTTGAATGGTGTTCACTTAGGATCGGCATTCTCTTTGTCCTTATATGTATTCAGAATTTTGACTATGCGCGAAGGACAGAGCAATCGAAAGAATTGAACCAGAGGGCACCCAAATATCTTCTGTTCGGTTTTTCCTACCGGAACAGACAAGCGAATAGAGGGGAACGCTTCGTCCAGATACATTCTGCACAATCGATAGAACGAATGCGGCATATAAACCATTATTTCCTTGTGTTTCCTTTTTGCAATCAATAACCAATGCGGGGTCTTTGCCTCTTTTTTCTCTCGAAGGCATTGCTCGAAGAATTTTTTGTAGTGTGGATTTTGTCTCGATGGACTGTCTACCAGATCAAAAGGTGATTGTGTGAAATATCCTGTTTTCAATTCAATTGTACATAGAGAGATCAAAGGCTGTCCAATTGGGTCTGCAATTGCAATATCTCCATATTGTCCGAATGTATCTTTCCCCTTCTTGCTTCTTATTGTCGCTCTCCCTCCACTTGTTGCTGACCTGCGGAATATGTCGTCTCTGCTTCCATTGCTCCACCAAATTGACAGATCCTTGCAAATCTGCCTTTCAAAAGCTCCGCCTTTTCTATTTCCGCCGCCACTTTTCATTTCAATCGACTCCAAGGAAATGGATTTTCATTTCGCAGACTCTTAAATCCCAATTTCTTGCAAACGCTTAACCAGCCATCCAATGACAATTCGTCTGGTTTGATTTCAAGTTCTGGCGTTCCGGCAAGTGGCAATTTTACCAAACCCCAATTTCTCTTTATGATTTCCTGTCCATTTTCACATGTAATGTTTGCATGTGCTTTGGAGCTTTCTTTCAACTCGCCCTGTATATATTTGATGGCTGTCTTTTCTCCGATTCCTCGCACCCCTTCTACTTCATCGGTATTGCATCCTGCAATTGCTTTCACCATTGCCCATTGATCTGGAGTAATTCCATATTTCTGCCTAAATCCTTGTAATGTAAGTTCCTTGTGATCGGCCGGATTGTAAAATGAGACAAAAGGAGTGATGCATTGAAATAAATCGTGATCCGAACTAACAACAACTCCCTTGTTTTTCCCTTCTCTTGTAACATCCTCTCCTAACTTCGCAATCAAATCGTCTGATTCAAATCCAGCCTTTCGATATATGTTTCGATATCCAATTTCTGGTAAATGCGCCATTCTCAACTTTTTGATTTGATACCGAAATGCCTTTTCAAATTCAATTTCTTCTTCTGTCAGTTCCTTTGTGTGTCTCTTTTGTTTGTACTTTGGATATATCTCCTTGCGTTTACTGGACTTTGAATCGAAACAGAATAGGATTCCACTTGTTCTGAATTGCTCTTGAAGGGCAATCATATCGCGGAGAAATGTGTAGAGAATCGTTGTAGGCGAGCCTGCATAAGACAATCGACCTCCCATTGCATAGCAAGCTCTGCGACAGAGGTAATTACAGTCAAGGATCAAGTAGGTCTTTGCCATGATTCACCAATTCATCCACATTTCTGTGATTTCATCTTCTTTGTGCTTCGTTCCTTGTGACATGTATTTCTGAATCCACTCTGGATATGCTAAGTCCTTCGTAGCTACCGCACGAATTTCCAACACCGACTTTACAAAGTGGATGTGTTTGAATCCGTTTTGATGCAATAATCCTGTTAGTGATTTTCTGTCGAACGCCATCTTATGTGCGTAGAATTCATTTCCACTTGCTATCTTTGATTGCAATCCATATATCATGTCTATTGTTCTAATTGGATCTGTTTGCGTACACAGAATGACATCATTGATGGATGCCTGTTTTTCGATGACATGAGAAATGGCTTCTACGATGTCTGGTACAATAAGGATGAGGACACCTGTCGGCTTCAGGACAAAATCGATCCCATTCAGAACACTTTGAACATCATACTCACAAAAATGCTCCAAAACATGTTGCATCCATACTCCATCATATTCCCCTCGTCCGACTTCTGCGAGATTTCTTGCATCGCAAACAATATCAGGTTCCACAATAGGGTCAATGTCAAGACGAACTTCTTCTATATCTGGAATTGGAATTTTGGAATAACCACAACCGACATTTAGAATTTTTGGTTTCATTTTGATCCCTGGTATCAGTACCTTTTCTTTCGTCTCACTTCACATTGCTTTTCTGCATTTAACCAAACCTCCTCCATGATGTCACGCACATCCTTCTCCAGATTTCTCTTCTCAATGAATTGAATCAGTTTATCCCTTGTAGCTGTTTTGCTCAGATCGTGCGCCTCTATCTTTACTCCCTTTTTCCCCCATCGAAATTCTTCAACCAGATAATCCACACATGAACCAATGTCATCAATTCCAAAGCTGTGGTAAATCGGAATGACAATTGTTCGATCTTTTCCTGTCATTCGATTCTTTTTGACCCGTATTTTGCAATACGTTCCGAGTTCGCGTTTTCGCACACTCTTTCTTCCGGTTGTACTTGACATGATTGTAGAGTTTTTGAAGATTTTTCCCTTCACCGAACTCCACAATTCAAGACAGGCGTAAAAAGATGGAGCATGTCCACCGCTTCTTGTCTTCAACGGTGCCCCATATCCAAGTTTCAGATTGTCCCTCGTCTGATTGATTACAATGAGGATACTTTTTGCTTTGTATAGAGGTGTCAATAGCTGTCTCAAATCCTGTGAATTGATCTTTGCCTTCCCATCACCCATACTGCCTGTGGTTGTTTTGCCTTTTCTTGCAGCCTTTTTTCTCTCTTCAAATTTTCCCAACTCTTGTGTTGATGTCAGTGAATCCATGCTGTCAAGAATATAGATGAACGGCTCTCCCTTTTGGATTGCGTCATGTACATTGAAATAGAAGTCTTCCAAAGTATACGAACAAACCGCTTCCCCTTTGACTATTCGAGGAGGTTCTATTCTATCAGCCACCTTTTTTCCAAAGAAGCGTTCTATGTCCATTAACGCTCCTTGCTCTCCATTATCAAATATGAATCGATAGCCGTCAAAATTCTTATTGATGGACGCCTCTGCTAAACATGTCAAACTCAACCATGTTTTTCCACTTTGTGTATCCCCCACCAGATAATAGTAATACCCTTTTGCAAATCCGCGATATGGATTCCCGCTGATCGCCAGATTTAACAATGTGCTGCCTGTTCCAACATAATCATCGGCAGTGAGTGGTTTAATGGATGTTTTTGTGAGCAATTGCTTTCGTACTTTTTTCGTGTCCATCATTTACATCTTCCATTGTACGTTTGAAAATGGGGCCTTGGTGATTAGTTTCTGCACCAAGGCCCCTGTCCAAAGGAGAGTTATGTTGTGGTATTACCGCTTCTTCTTCGGGCGACCTCGTTTCTTGGGGGCAGGCTCTTCATCGTCATCGTCATCGTCATCGTCATCGTCATCGTCGTCATCATCGGACGATTCATCGTCGTCATCGTCATTGTCGTCATCATCGGACGATTCATCGTCGTCATCGTCATCGTCGTCATCATCATCGTCATCGTCATCGGACGATTCATCATCATCGTCATCGTCATCGGACGATTCATCATCATCATCATCGTCGTCGTCATCGTCGTCCTCTTCCTCGACCTTCTTTTTGGACGACTTCTTTGCTACCTTCTTCTTTGCGGCTTTCTTGGCAGGCTTCTCCTCTTCGTCTTCCAAAGCTCCCTTCACAGCCTCCAGCACAGCCACTCGCAAATCATCTTCGTCATCGATTTCATCCAAATCGATCTCATCTTCCAAGTCGTTGAGAATGACAAACTTGCGAAGTTCCTTTTCCGACATTTTCTTGATCTTCTTCACATCTGACTCCTTGAATTTTGACTTCCTTGATTTCGTTTCTTCTTCGTCCATGCCCATTATGATTTTTTGCTGTTCTTTGTACGTCGGCTCCTTAATCATTTCGTCCAAACAATATACCTTTTTCTCAATGTCGTCAGGATCGTAATCCTTGCGTGCTTTGAATTCAATTCCCGCTACCGATCTTCCAAACGTCTTGTCATCTTCAATGTCGCATTTGAGTGTCATTCCTCCTTCCCAATCTGCAAAGTCTTCATAATTGTCCTCTTCGTCTTCATTTTGAATCTTCAATTCCAACAGCTTCCCAAAGTTGAACCAAGATGTTTCCCAAATCTGAACACCCTTCTCAAGATCCTTCCTGTCAATGACATTCATAATTTGACGTTCTTTTGGAAGGAGTCTTTTGATAATGTCTGGATCAGCATCGGGATCGCGTTGAAGTTTGGTAACATAATCACATCCAGCACACTTCTTTCCAAATGTCCTCGATGTACATACGAACGATTGCTTCCCATCCGCCCCCAATCCCTTATGCACCCAAAATCGTCTCTCGTAGTAATACGTCCCTTCATCCGCTTTCGGGTTTCCCTTCCCCACCAAATAATTCAACACATCCAACCTCTTCGGTTCTGCATCCTTCAAATAGAAAGATGCAGCGGTGGATGGCAAATTAAGTGACGGTGAATCCCACATTCTTCTGTCATTTGCCGCCTTCTTCGCATTTTCTCCTCCACTTCCTCGCTTGATGCGTTGTTCCCGTTTTTCACGTTTTGTTGCCATTCGGGGTGTCCCTTTCATATTTAGGTTTCATTTTCGGCATCGTTTTGTTCTTTTGGAAAAGGCATTTTGTTTTCTGCAATATGTTTCCCTCTAAACCATCCAACAGCACCCCATTTTCCACAGAAGAACAAAACAAATGGAGCTACAATACAAAACACACCGATTCCAAACATGATTTGAAGTAGTGACATCGCTTATTCATCCTATTTCTGTTTTACACATTTCCTTGCAACTGTATTCGATCTCTCCTTTTCCAGTTTCTCATATCCTTTTGCATCTGTTTTTGGTGTTGAAAAGTAATCCTGTCCGTGCAATCGTACCATATTTTCCAATGCAGCTTTCTTGTGGTCAAGTGATGTAGTCATGGCGTAGAGAATGTTCACACTGAATTGTGCCTCAATGACTGCATTTTGAGCCTCAATGAATTGTTTGCGAAGAAGAATGGTATTGGCAATTGCGGTTTCCGTTGGTTTGTCTGGTAGGTCATATTTGGATGGATTCTTTCGTATTCGCTTATCGATGTCTGCTCTAACCACCTTTACGGCTGCTTCTGCTTCATCCAGTGCCTTCCTTGCTCTTGCCAAATCATCCGCGTATTTGTGATAGAGTTTGGGTTGCATCGCCCACTCTCTATCCAATTCATTTCGATCTATTTCCAAAATCGAGGATTCTTGAATTTCGGGTGTTTTGGTTGTTTTGCGTTTCAATTTTGTATCTCCTCGTCTGGCAGAATTTGTACGACCACATTGGCTATCTCAAATCTTGCGTTTGGATCCATCAATTGAAAATGACCATGTTCCAATTCCACACATCCAAGTAACTTTTCCTCCTCCAATCCTTGTGTATGACTTGTCAGCATACATAAGCCGGTCCAAGCGTAGTCCTCACTATATTCACCTGGAATGAGAAAACAATCACCAGCTTTCATGTCAGCGAGTTTTACCAATTTTTTGTTTTGGATTTGTTGTATTTTCATGGTTCACCCTTCATTATCGCAAAATCAAAGAGGATTTGCAGGCGAATTTGAAAAATATACGATTGCAAGGTTTATGCTTCAATTTCGCACCTTATTTGAACGCTCTATACGGGTCTACAAGCGACGATCCTAAAAAATACCTATCGTCGCTACCCCTAAGAATTATCGTGTCTTGAATCGACCTACAGCCTTATTTTCCTGTTATTACTTCAAAACAACATGCCGCCAGACCGCTCGCCTTGCAATCAAACCAATTATCCCGAAAAACAGAAATCACATCGAATGCCCGTCCGCTCATTTTCCCTCCGCTCAACAGAATTGTTTTTGCATATCCAAGCACCATCCACCGAATTTGTTCTGGTTCTTCCAATTCGGTGGATTTCAATATTTTGGCCATATCAGGCCATTTTGTTCTTGGATCAAAAATGGCTCTGGCAATTTGAATGGCTGCGACTTCAACAGTTGATTTGGAAATTGCTTCCAGTTGCGATTCTTCGCCATCCAGTCCCAAAACCTTATCCAACAGCACTAAAGCATTTCGTGCAGAATTATCTGCATTGGCTATGATTTTATCCTCGACTTCTTCTGAAATTTTAGCCTTTTCCAACTTACATACTTTTCGGATCAACTTTCTTAGAGAACTTGAATCAAATGGTTCGAGGGCAAATGATGTGCAACGACTCCTAATTGTGGCAATCACTTTTTGTGGATCTGTTGTGCACAGGATAAAATACACATGTTTTGGAGTGTCTTCGAGAATTTTCAAAAAAGCATTTGATGCCTCCGATGTCAGCATATGACATTCATCCAGGGTCCAAACTTTAGTGTTCCCTTGCATTGGGCTCAGACCAGCATTTCTTTCGATTGATCGAATGAAATCGATTCCCCGATGATTGGCACAATTGACTTCATTATAATCGAACTTGCTACACTTGAGTTTTCGTCGCAAAATTCTGGATATGGAGGTTTTCCCAAGCCCCTTTTCCCCATTCAATAAGACAGCATGTGGGAAGTTATCTGATTTGAACAACCCTTCCAATTGTTTAACTACAGCGTCTTGTCCAACCACATCCTCAAAACTCTTCGGTCGATATTTCTTGTATAATTCTGCCATCCGTGACTCCTATTCCAAATCGATTTTCTTTTCAAAGTGATAATGGACCCACC